ATTTTTTTTGCGTATTCGAGAATGTTGTCCCAGAACTCCGGGGGCATATCGAGGGCGGCGGCGATGCCGCGCTTGCGGGTGGATTCGTCGGCTTCGGCCAGCACGTCGTTGAAGAGCATGGCCATACGCTCATTCTCGCTGCGCTGGACGTACATCGGCTCCGTGCCGTCGCGCAGCCACGCTTCGGACACACCGAATACGCGGCAGATGTCAGAGATGGTGCGGTCGCTCGGTTCGCGTGCGCCCATTTCAATCATTGCGATATAGTTTCGGGACAAACCAATTTTTTCTGCGAACTGCATTTGCGTCAATTCTAATTCAACACGGAGCTGCTTAATTCGTTCGTTCATATTGCATCACCTCCAGAACGCAACTGTACAATACCACGAAAAGCGAACTCTGTCAACAGAGTTAGAAAATATTTTTTGAAAACGTGTTGACATAGAGACCTAAATGTGCTATGTTGTGCTTACAAAGCCAACTAAGCAATGAAACAATGCCAACAAAAAGAGTGAGGTGAAGTCAATGAAAAAACGCAGAGATCTTTTCGATAAGCTCAGCGGCGTGAGCGATGAGGAACTCGAGGACAAAGATTACAAGCGGTACAAGCGCAGCTATTATTGCTACATTCTTGTCAGCTCTGTGGTGGCGCTCCTGCTTGGCCTCCTTTACGGACGTCTCATGGAGACGTTGGCTCTGCTCCAGAGATTCCTTTCGTAGAGAAAGAAGCAATTCCGCGCCGGACTGCTCCAACTGGACGTAGGAGCTAGACGAGAAGCTGCCGGAAATGAGACGCTGGCCGCGCATGGTTTGCAGAAGGACTTTCGTCTGGACAGCATCGAGGCCGGAAAGCGAGATGGTCTGATTCATCAGGTCGACAAATTGCATACGCCCGCCGACGCCGGAGAGCAGGGCCAGCGGGATATAACGGGAATCTGTTACATGCTCTAACATGCGATCGCCTCCATTTGACTGTATTTTACCATGCAGACGGGAGGTGTCAAGAAGGAATGAATCGAGTGAGGTGAGGGATATGTCGGAAGAACAGAAGAAGAAAGTTGAGGGTGTGCTGCACGAGATGAAGCACATGAACGCGCAGCAGATCGAGGTCATGATCGCCTATATGCAGGGCGTGGCCGCGGCGGCAAAGCTGATGGGCGCAGGAAAGGAGCAGTAATCGCTCCGGCGGAATAGAATACACGGAAAGGGAGGGACGCAGGATGCGGAAAAAACAGGTGATCCGAACGGAGAGCTATGTGACGAAAAACGGACAGTTGGTTCGCTTTGACGATTTGACGCTCGAGGAAAAGCGGATCGCAGCGACGGAGCTGAAGCTGCGGTATCTGCGGGCGATGTTCCCAGGCGTGGAGTTCTATGTGAAGAAAGAGAGGGACACAGATGCACTACACGCTGCGGGTGAATGAGCAACAATTTGGCGACATGATTGCCGCGATCATCTGTGCGGAGGCTGCGGAGGCCGAGGCCATTGAGTTGTTCCACGACAAGAAAGAGATGCGGGAGCGGGCGGCGGAGAGCATGACGCGGCTGGGCAAGCTGCGGTATTACTTACAAAAGGAAAAGGAGCGGGATGAGGTATGATCTCGAAAAAAGAACATGACAACGCGAGGGTGCGGGTCTTGCGGAGGCTGGCACTGATCGCGAGCGGCGGCTGCTTTATGGCGATGGGCTTTTACGTTGGGTTCGGGATTTACTGGGGCGGCGTTCTGCTTGCGTTCGCGACGGTGGCGTGCCTCGGCTATGCGCTGGGCGGCAGCGAGGAAGACGGCGATGCGATATAACGAGGTGCCGGAGGCGTGCAGACCGAAGAAGCCGGAGATCGTCCGGCAGCCGGAATACACCGGGAAGAAATACTTTCGCGTGCAATACGCAGGGCAGACCGTGGATGTGCGGTGCGCGGATGAGACGGCGGCGCTGTTTCTCGCGGCGAAGCACTGGGGCTTCAAGTGGACGCGGCCGGAATACCACCAGACGGCGAAGGTGACGATGCTGCGGATGAATCCGGAGCTGGTGATCGGATAAGGAAAGGACGGGAGACCATGGGCGGATTGCGATTTGACAGCATGGCGGACATGCCAGCCGGGATGCGGGATCTGTACGCGAAGAAGGTGCTGGGGCAGATGCCGCAGGCAAGGCCGGAACCAGAACAGAAAAGGGCTAAGTACCAGAACCAGAAGGCGGAGCGCGGGGAGATTCACTTTGACAGCCAGAAGGAAGCGCGGCGCTATGACGAGCTGCTGCTGATGCTGCGCGCCGGGGAGATTCGCGACCTGCGGCTGCAGCCGCAATTCACAATTCAGGAATCATACATCACAGAGACCGGGGAGCGGGTACGCGCGATCCGGTACACGGCGGACTTTTCATACATCCGGGAAGTGTCCGGCGAGAAGATCGTGGAGGACGTGAAGAGCGGGCCGACACGGACGAAGGAATATCTGCGGAACAGGAAGTTTATGCGGTCGATGTATGGAATCGACGTGCGGGAGGTGTAGACAATGGGAATGAAACCGCTGGAACAGCTGGATCACTGCCTGTTGGGGAAAGACGCAAGATTTGCAGAGTGCAGGATGGAGTGTGCGCACTGCGGCTGGAACGACGAGGAGGCGGAGCGGCGGAGACACATTCCGCTGAAATGGTGCGAGGACGGGCTGCGGCGGAAGATTTTGCCGCCGAGACCGCACACTGATGAACTGGGCAACTGAGCCGGATCTACATTTTTTTGTGGGCATATGCGCAGGCCGCGCCTCCATTCGCGGTCTGCGAAGGATCAACCGGCTTTTTGCTGCGCGTCCGGAGCATGGACAAGTCAGACGGCCCAATGCTCCGGGCAGCGTATGAACCCGTGTGAGACGTGCGGGAAAGGAACGTCATCCAATGCGCCGATGATCCACGGCGCACGGCATCTGGCCTCCTAGGAGAAGCTGCGCGACGCAGATAGGCGCGGCTCGCCCAGGATTTTTGGGAACACTGGGCGCAGACGGGGAAGGGCCGTCTCTGCTGCCACGGCGCGAAGGGAACCGCGCCGTGGCATGACCATATACCAAACGCCCGGGAGGGCGAAAAAATAAAGGAGACGAGGCTATGGGAAGAATTATGACGGTATTTGACATCGATTTTGGAAAATACGAAGAGAAATGTCACGCGCAGCACATGGAAGTCGAATTCAACAGTGACGTCTATCCGCCGCGGATTGTCCTGACACAGGAACAGACGCTGTTTGACGTTGGGACGCAACAGGAGCAGACGCGGGAGACGGAGATCGTGGTCGTGGGCGGCGTGGAGCCGCAGATCACGGTGAAGGGCGCATGGGAGACCACGCGGAAGCGGCTGAACAAGATGGTGACAGGGGCGCTGAAGCTGCTGGAACTCTATCTGCACGCCTATATGCAAGATCACATGGAGTATGAAGCGGCCAGAGAAGGAGGCCGGGAAGCATGAAGTGCAGGCAGTGCGGGAAAGAAATTCTGCGCAAGGGCGCGATCTTCAATTCCTTTTGCAGCGAACAGTGTTCAGAGGAATGGTACAAGGATGACAACATTGCCGTAACGGTGATCTGCGTGAAAGTTCCGAGGATCTACAAGGAACTGCGGCCAAAGCTGGGCGAGATGATCCACGCAGTGAAGCGGAAGAGCTATAACAGCACGGGTTACATCTTTGAGCGGGCCGGGAAAAAGGTGCTGCTGCGGGCGGATGAGGTTGTGGAGGTGGCGGGGTGAAGCCGCCGTGTGAGAGGGACTGCCCGAGGAGGGTAGTGGGATGCCACACCAAATGTGCGCCTTATCTGGAATACGAGGAGGAATTGCGAGAATGAACGTCGTCTACAACGTGGACTGCATGGAATACATGCGCAGTCTGCCAGATAAAGCACTTGATCTGGCTGTGGTCGATCCTCCGTATTTTTCAGGGCCAGAACGGCGCGGCTATTACGGAACCAAAGTAAGTTCCATCGGCGTCCATCGGGACTATCCGATCTCACCAAAGTGGGATGTGCCGCAAGCTCCATATTTTGAAGAGCTGGACAGAGTGGCGAAAAAGTACATCGTATGGGGCTGCAATTACTTTGACTATCACTTTCCCGCTGGCCGGATCGTGTGGGACAAGTGCAATGGTTCCAGCTCTTTCAGTGATTGTGAGATCGCCGCAACAAACGTCCATGACAGCGTTCGACTGTTTCGATATATGTGGAATGGAATGTGTCAGGGGAAAAGCGTCACGGAGGGCTGGATCATGCAGGGAGACAAGCGCAAGAATGAAAAGCGTATCCATCCAACGCAAAAGCCAGTTGCGCTTTACACATGGATCTTCAGCCGATACGCAAAACCGGGAGATAAGATCCTCGACACGCATCTTGGCAGTGGGAGCAGCCGGATCGCGGCGTATGACGCCGGGCTGGATTTCACGGGATGCGAGATCGATAAGCATTATTTCGAGGAACAGGAAGAACGCTTTGCGAAGCATACGGCACAGGAGTCGCTATGGTGAAGCCGCCGTGTGAGAGGAACTGTCCGTCTCGGACAGTGGGATGTCACACAAAGTGTGCGCCGTATCTGGAATATGAGGAAGCGAAACAGGCGGAATATCGGGCAAGAGAAGTGGAACGGAGCCGCGACGCCTACACTGCGGATGCGAAGAAGCGGTGTAAGAGCGTGGAGAGACTACGGAAAGCGGGGTTGCTGTAATGGACTTGGAGCAGAGCGCGTTTGAGGCGCTGCGATTTGCGTCGGCGCAGAGCTTGAAGCTCTACAAGCAACCACTGGTAATTACATACTCGGGTGGAAAGGACAGCGACGTGCTGCTCCGGCTGGCGGAAAACAGCGGTATCCCATTTGAAGTTCTCCACTCCCTAACCACGGCAGATGCGCCGGAAACGGTCTACCATGTGCGGGATACCTTCCGACGAATGGAGGAAAAGGGCGTAAAGTGCGTTATCGACGCGCACGTCCAGCCGGACGGGAAGCGCGTTACCATGTGGAATTTAATACCGAAAAAAATGATGCCTCCGACGAGGCTCATGCGGTACTGCTGCGAGAAATTGAAAGAAGTCAGTGGAAAGGGGCGCTTTATTGCAACCGGTGTCCGCTGGGCGGAAAGCCCGAAGCGCAGGAACGGGCGGGGGCTGATCGAAGTGCAGGCACACAACGCGAAGCAGAAACTCATGCTGATGGAGGACAACGATGAGGGACGGATGCAGTTTGAAAACTGCAAGATGAAAGGAAAGCGCATCGTGAATCCAATCATCGGATGGGAGGACAAAGACGTATGGGATTACGTGGAGGAAGAAAAGATCTGCATGAATCCGCTTTATGGCTGCGGGCTATCCCGCGTGGGGTGTATCGGCTGTCCACTGGCGTCAAAACGAAAACGCCTGGAGGATTTCACCAGATGGCCGAAGCATAAACAGGCGTATATCCGGGCGTTCGATCGGATGTTGGAAGTGCGGCGCATGGCTGGAAAAAGTGGGAGTTGGCAAACAGGCGTCGATGTATTCCACACATGGATGGAAAACGATGTGCTTCCGGGGCAGGAAGTGCTAGAAGAATTTCGGGAGGATTTGCTATGATGAATTTGAATCCGGAAGAACTGGTCAAGGCGCTGCGAAGCTGTTCGGATTTGCCAACTGGCAATAGCGGATGTGCCGGATGCATGTTTGCATCTCTGTACGAACCAGCATGCACCGATCTTCTTCTGCGTCACGCCGCCGACCAGATCGAGCGCGACCAGAAGGAGATTGAAGCGCTGCGGGAGAAAATTGAGTGGCTGGAACGGAGGGCGTGTAGGCCACATCCTGCGATAACATCGACGCTATGAGGAGGACACACCATGAATGGCCAATCGGATCGGGAGCGTGAGCTATTTGACAAGCTGGTGAGAGCGGCCATCGACAAAAAGGATGTACGGAAAATGGTGCAAGGAATGGCACAAGATCGTATGCACAGGAAATTGCTTCGGAAATGTGCATGAGTGGATCGAACAGTATAGACACGGAAGTCGCAAGGAGGATGGATAATGGAGCGCATGACGAGCTGGGAACACGGAAGTGTGAAGATAAACGGACATTGGCTGTCGGACATAGCACTGACTGAACTCTACCAGATGGCGGATCGCCTTGCACGCTATGAGGATGCGGATAGCCCGATGATGCGCATCCGACCGGGCGATACGGTCTGGTTGTCTCCAATGCTTTACGAGCGCAGCAAAAAGCCGCGACCGTTTACGGTTGACGCCATACGGATTGACCGGGAGGGCGTGATGCTTATCACAGGGCGACGGAGATTTTCGGCGGAAGCCATTGGAAAGAGCGTGTTTCTTTCCAAAGAGGAAGCGGAAAAGGCTTTGCATGGGATGGAGGAATGATGATGCATCGACTGACAACGGATACCCCGAAGGACAATTTTGAAATGGCGCTCAACCTGTTTTACGTCAAGGACAAAGAAGTTTGGGTGCGCGGATACGGAAAGGGTGGAGCGGACATTTCTCTGCTCAATCTGACGCGGGAGATTTTGAGCCACCAGTGCCCATACGTGGAGGCGGACATCTCTGACGATGACCTGATTATGATGATGCCGGAATGGCTTTTTGACGATGTGAGAGCGACAGAACACGTGATCGGGCTGCTCTATCAGGCAGCGTGGGTGTGCGCAGAACTGCGCGAACACTTGAAACAGTTTGAAGACAAGGAGGCCGCCGATGGAACGACTGACTGAATGGAATGACGAACAAACCCGTCATGCCTATTATCCGCGCTGCTTCGAAGAACCGTGCTACGGCGGAGGGTGCAAAATCAATGATTGCCCGTTTGAAACAGCGGTGTGTGATCGACTCGCGGCCTACGAGGACACAGGGTTAAGCCCTGAAAAGGTTTCTTGGATGAAAGAAGTCGTCGAGGCAGCTTTTGACAATGACACATCCAGAATTGAGCGAGCACACAACCTGCATGTGGCTGACAAAGAGGGACGCGTGATTGTCCTGCCGTGCAAGGAGGGGACGACGGTGTACTGCATCAGCCTCCCGATTGCGACGTACCCAGATAAAAGAAAACCGGAAGTTGTGCCAATCGCCTTTACTCGAAACGATTTACTCAAGTTCGGGTCAAGAGTTTTCCTGACGCGCGAAGAAGCTGAAAAGGCGCTGGCGGAAATGGAGGGCAAGAAGGATGGTTGAAAACCGTGTGTGCTTTACCGTACGTGGCGAGTTTGGCGCTCAGATGAGCTTTGAGGCGAACAACACTATCCAATATGAAGATCTGGTAAAGTGTGTAAACAAAGATACACTGGTGGAGCTGATGTGCCTCGACAGTCTCGGCTATACAGGCGAGGATATCGAGTTTATTACGCCTGCCGAGTATGACGAGAGGTTCGGAGGTGACGAAGATGGCTGAACAAGGGAAGTATTGTCCGATCATGGTTGCTGGGGGGAATACGCATGTCAGTCAGTGTATCGGAAAAGATTGCGTTTGGTGGCTACCCTATGCAAACGACTGTGCGTTGCCTGTTGTTGCGGGGATTTTGGCTGACAGCAAAATTTGCCAGAATGTATTTGAAATGGAGAGTGATGAGAATGGCTAAGTTTATCTCAAAATCGCAGATGGAAGAGCTGGAAGATGCCTGCACGTTTGGCGTTGAAGAGGCACACGACCTGCTCCGAAAATATGCCGGGATCGAGGCCAGACCGTATACCGCCTATCAGTACTACGACGAGGACGGGACGTTTATCGGGTGCAGCGACGAGTCCTGGCTGGATGATCTGCTGGAAAAAGCAAATGTGGAGGTGCTGGATGGATAAGTTAAAGCCGTGCCCGTTCTGCGGCGGGGAAGCAGAAGTCATTCCGCACAAGTTTTTCTGTTCGGCTTTGAACGATTGGAAAACTGAAAGCTATGGCGTTGCATGCAAAAGCTGTAATACTTCCGGGTATCAATTTTTTGGGTGTAAGCGGCACGCGATCAAGGCATGGAACAGGAGGGTAAATGATGGCTGACGAATATATCCTGAGAAGCATTGCAGTTGCGAAGCTGACAGCACTGGAAGTTACTGACCCATTCGCCACGATTGCCGATGCAAAGCGGGTGCTTGCGGATATGGCTGCTGCCGACGTTGCGAAGGTGGTGCATGAAAAGTGGCTGCTGGATAGGTGGCCGAGTTGGCCGCACCGCGAGTGCAGCCGGTGCAAGATAATGATCCAAAGAACGAAGGAAGTCCCAGACCCGTATTGGCAGTATTGCCCCAACTGCGGCGCACGGATGGAGGAAATGAAGGTGAATGAAAGCGCCGCTGACTGGGGCCTTGTTTTCGATACGCTGCTAATGCAGGACGGAAACATTTGCGTCAGGGGTGCATGGACGACATAAAAAAGGCGCTCGACGAGAAGCGGGGACACAAGGGAGAAGTTGGAGATCGATAGGAATGACGGCTGAACGGAGCGCCGGACGACCGGCGCTGCTTTGAACCGGCAGAAAAAAGAGAAAGGGTGAGCGGGATGCGCAGAGTGAAGCAGAGAATCTTCTGCGGCGCGGTTTGCGAGCAGATCATATACAACATCGGAGACAGCGCGGACATCAGGACGGCGAAGCCGAGAAAGCCGCGCTTTGAAAACGAAGAAGACCGGGCTGCGCACCGCGAGGCGATCAGCCGACGGAAAAATGCGCGGCTTGTCAATGCGAACTTCTCGCCCGCCTCGCTTTATTCGACGCTGACCTTTGATCTGGACAGCGAAGTACATACCGTTGCGGAGTGCAAGCGGGAACGGGACAATTTTTACCGCCGCATACTATATAAATATCCGGCGGCGAAGATCTATCTGGTGTACGGCAAGGGCAAGCACACGGGGCGCTTCCACCTGCACATGATCTCGGACGGCGTGCCGGAGGAGGAAATCGGGAAGCTCTGGGGACGCGGCAGCGTGATCGACGTGAAGCCGCTGCGCAAGCACAACTATTATAAAAATGAGAGCGGGCAGCTCGTCGACCACGGGCAGGACTACACGGCACTGGCGAATTATCTCTTTGACCACTGGCGGGAGGAGTTCGGCGGCCACCGCTGGAAGGCAAGCCGGACGTGCCGGATGCCGGAGGCGGAGATGCCGACGGAGGCCGTGCGCGAGTACAGCCCGAAGCGGCCGCCGGTGGCGCCGCGCGGATATGTGCTGGCGGAGTGCCGGGCGACGAAGTACGGATATCAATATTATAAATATGTATGTGTGCCGGAAAAGGAGCAGGAACGCAAGCGGACTGGACGCCGCTTAGATTGAGCCTTGTAAATGTGTAAAGTTTTACGACGAAGGAGGCGGAGCATGAGCGACTACTGGCACAGGGCGTACATCTGCCCATTTTGGGCGGCAGCTGGAAAAAAGACGATCAAGTGCGAAGACGGCTGCATGCTCTGCTTCCGGGAGAGCTGCGACACGGCAGAGTACATCAGCCGGTATTGCGCAAGCTATGATTACCGGAAGTGCAGCGTCGCGGCGGCAAAGCTGCGATATTTCGACCGGCAGGCATAAAGATATTGGCACAGAGGAAGCGCGCGGGGGTGGCCCGGGCGCTCTTTTGGCGTGGGGTGAAAAGCCGAAAAGCATGGTTTATGCTTAAAAGCGAAGGGAGGGGACGCCGGATGGGACGGAAACCGACATTCACATCGGCAGAGGAAATGCAGGAGAAGATCGACGCCTATTTTGCAAGCTGCGAGCCGGAGCTGCTGCGAGATGGAGATGGAACGCCGATGCTGAACAAGAACGGCGAGCCGGTATACGTTGGCGGCAGACCGATGACCATTCAGGGCCTTGCGCTGGCGCTCGGGTTTACCTCGCGGCAGAGCTTGCTCAACTACAAGGCAAAGCGCGAATTTGTGGACACGGTGACGCGCGCGCGCCTGCGCGTGGAACAATACGCAGCCGAACGGCTCTTTGACCGGGATGCACAGCGCGGCGCACAGTTCACATTGGCCTATGGCTTCGGATATGCGAAGGAAACTGACGAGAAGAAAGACGAAGGCGGCGTGCGGCTGGTGTTGGAGCGGGACGCAGAGGAAGGCAGCGAATGAAGACGCTGAACATTGGGAAGGCGCAGCCGAAGCAATGGCAGTTCCTGACGGATAAGCACCGGCACATTGCATACGGCGGAGCACGCGGCGGCGGGAAGAGCTGGGCCGTGCGGGCAAAGGCAAAGATGCTGGCCCATCGCTACAAGGGGATCAAGATTCTCATTGTGCGCCGAACCTACAAGGAACTGCTGAATAACCACATCGAGATCCTTCGGGCAGAGCTGGAAGGATTTGCAAAGTATAACCAGTCGGAAAAGGTATTCCGCTTTCCGAATGGTAGCAGCATTGCATTTGGCTATTGCAAAAGCGACGCGGATCTTGGCCAGTATCAGGGTGCAGAATACGACGTAGTGTTCCTCGACGAAGCGGCGCAGCTCCGCGAGGAATGGATCAAGAAGATCAATGCCTGCGTACGCGGCGCGAACAGTTTCCCAAAGCGGACATACTACACACTGAACCCCGGTGGGCCGAGCCATGGCTATTTCAAGCGGCTGTTTGTCGATCGCATTTTCAATCCGGACGAGTATCCGGAGGATTATTCCTTCATACAGGCGAAGGTCACGGACAACAAGGCGCTGCTGCGGGAGCAGCCGGATTACATCCGAAGTTTGGAGAATCTGCCGCCGAAGCTGCGGGCTGCGTGGCTTGATGGGCGTTGGGACGTTTATGAGGGACAGTTCTTTGAGGATTTCGTCAACAACCCGGACGGCTACCAGACGAGGCAGGGCACGCACGTCATCGATCCGTTCGAGATTCCGAGCGGGTGGACGATCTGCCGGAGCTACGACTTCGGCTATGGGAAGCCGTTCTCCTGCGCATGGTGGGCGGTAGACTATGACGGCGTGATCTACCGCATTTTGGAGCTGTACGGCTGCACGCAGACACCGAACGAGGGTGTGAAATGGACACCGGACAAGCAGTTTGCGGAGATTGCGAAGATCGAGCGGCAGCACCCATGGCTCAAGGGAAAGGACATCACAGGCATTGCAGACCCGGCAATCTGGGACGCGAGCCGCGGAGAAAGCATCGAGCAGACAGCGGCACGGTACGGCGTGTATTTCACCAAGGGCGACAACGAGCGCATCGCGGGATGGATGCAATGCCACTACCGGCTGCAATTTGACGAGAACGGATACCCGCGGATGTACGTCTTCCGCAACTGCGAGGCGTTTATCCGCACGATTCCGATTTTGGTATACGACGAGCACAAGGTTGAAGATCTCGACACAAGCATGGAGGATCATGTGGCGGACGAATGGCGGTACTTCTGCATGAGCAGGCCGATTCGCCCGATGCAGACGGCTCCGGCGCTGCCGATTTGGGCTGATCCGCTGAACCAGATGAAAAAACACTGAGGAATATGCACAGAAAAGCGAATGAATATGCGAGAAGGCGCAAAAATTCCCGGTGGAAAGACCGGGGGATAGGTGCATAACGGTGAATACATGAATGAAAGGGGTGGGGCCGATGCTGATGCCAGCATTGACGGACGCAGAGAAGAGCACCGTCACGACGGAGGTCTTCGGGGGCTACAACCACAATCTCGAAATTGGAGACGGCGAGTTTTACGACATGAAAAATCTGTGCTCGGAGCACTACCCGCTTTTGAGCCAGAGGCCGAAGCGGAGCTTTGACAGGCAGCTGAACAGCCCACAGGCGCTTATCTCGAGGGATGCGCTTTGCTGGATTGACAACCAACAGCTCTACATCTCCGGCTATTCGATGGCCGAGTACATGACGGCGGTGCAGATCACGAGCGGGAAGAAGCAGATCGTGTCGATGGGCGCGTATCTCTGCATCTTCCCGGACGGCATTTACTTCAACACGGAAAAGTATTCGGATAACGGCTACATGGGGCACGCAAACAGCGTGGCGCTTGGCGCGAGCCGGAAGCTCGGAATTTCGCTCTGCACGGTGGACGGCACGGCAATCACGGTGAGCTATACGCAGAGCAATCAGCCGGAGAACGCGACAAACGGCCAATACTGGATCGACACAAGCGGAAGCGTACACACGCTGAAACAGTATGCGGCGACAACCTCGCAATGGGTGTCGGTGCCGACGGTCTATCTCAAGCTCGCGGCGGACGGCATCGGACAGGGATTTTCCAAGTACGATGGAATCCAGCTGAGCGGGCTGACCGGAAGTGAGCAGGTGAAAGCGCTCAACGGCTCGCACATTCTCTACGACGTGGCGGAAAGCTACATCGTAATCGTGGGCCTTGTCGACCAAACAACGGAGCTGACGAGCGGGACGGTAAAGACCGAGCGGCGCGTGCCGGAGATGGACTATGTGACCGAGAGCGGAAACCGGCTCTGGGGCTGCAAGTATGGCGTGGTGGACGGCGAGACCGTGAACGAGCTTTATTGCTGCAAGCTCGGGGACTTCAAGAACTGGGAGTGCTACGAGGGCGTGGCGACGGACAGCTGGCGCGCGAGCTGCGGCACGGATGGGAGATGGACGGGCGCGGCGACGCTGGCCGACAGCCCGATCTTCTTCAAGGAGGACTGCTTCCACCGGGTATACCCATCTGCACAGGGCGCACATCAGGTCGTTGTGCAGAAATGTGAGGGCGTGCAGCGCGGATCGGAAAAGAGCCTCGTTGTGGTAGATGACCGGCTCTATTACAAGTCGCGCATGGGCGTCTGCGTCTACACAGGCGGGATGCCGGAGAACATCGGCAGCGCGTTCGGAAACACACTCTACTATGAGGCCGTGGCCGGAGGGGTGCGCGGGAAGTATTACATCTCGATGCGGGATGGAGAAAACGTCTGGGCGCTCTTCTGCTACGACACGCGGCGCGGGATCTGGCACAAGGAGGACGGCCTGCACGCGGCAGAGTTTGCCCGCGTGGACGATGAGCTTTACTGCCTGGACAGCGACAAGCACGTAGACTGCCTGTATGGGTCGGCCGGACAGCCGGAAGGGGCCGTCGAGTGGATGGCGGAAACAGGAATGATGACCTATGGACTTGCTGGGAAGAAGTACATCACGCGGCTGGATCTGCGGATGCAGCTGCCGAAGGGAAGCAGCATGGATTTCTGGATTCAGTACGATTCGGACGGACAGTGGCGGCACAGCGGACATCTGGACGGGAAAGGACTGCGGACGTTCCTGCTGCCGATTCGACCTTGCCGGTGCGACCATCTGCAATTCCGCATGACGGGAAAGGGCGAGATCAAGCTGTACGGCCTGACGCGCGTGCTGGAAGCGGGGAGCGACGCATGAGAAAGGAGGTGCGACGATGGGCAGCATGACATTGGCGTACCCATCCATTGCCGGAAAGACGAGCGGGGAGCAGCTGGAATCCATGCGGCGCTACCTCTGCACGCTGACGGATCAGCTCAACCTCGCAGACTGGTCGGCGAGCGCGGTGCTGCAGGAAGTGTCGCGGGCCATTGATGCGGACAGCCTGCCGGACGCGGAGCGGAAGACGCAGCTCGGGAATTTTGGGCAGCTCAAGGCGCTGATCATCAAAACGGCGGACTACGCCGCGGCGAACAGCGAGAGCGTCAAGACGCAGCTCTCGGGCAATTATGTCGCGGTATCGGACTTCGGGAAGTATTGGCAGGAAGCCACGATGACCATTGACGGAAACGAATTTGGCATCCGGCAGCTCTACGACTACGCAGCGGGCATCAACAATGATTTCACGGTGAAGTCACAGCAATATGTGAAGACCGGGCTGCTTTACTATGACGAGGCAACACCGGTCTACGGCGTGGGCGTCGGCAACATCGAAACCACGGTGACAAAAGACGGCGAGACCGTGGTAGACCAGACGAAAAATGAGCTGGTGACCGTGACGCCGGGAAAGGTGACATTCTGGCAGGGCGGCGACGAGATCGCATATCTATCGGCCAAGAAGCTGCACTTCCCGTCCGGCACGCTGGAAGCGACGGACGCGAAGCTCTCCGGAACGCTGACAGCGGCGAGCGGATCGGTGATTGGCCCGTGGACGGTGGCAGAGGACAGCATCTACCGGACGAACAAGAAGTGGGGCGCGTCGGACGGGTTGTATTTCGGCACCAGCGGACTGAGCCTTGGAAGCGACTTCAAGGTGGACGCGAGCGGCGCGATGACAGCGAAGGGCGCGACGATCTCCGGCACGATCAACGCGACGGACTTGCAGCTCGGCGGCGTGAGCGTCCAGACAAAGCTACAAGCAATCATGGCGCAGATCGACGCGATTACAGACAGCCTTGGCAATGTCACCGGTCTGACGGTTGGCGGTACGAGTATGCGCGGCGGTGAGATGTATGTCGACGGAGCGGGCGGACTGCAGTTTACGCCGTCCAGCTCGGCACCGGGGGGATATGCAACAGAGCTGAGCGGCGCGGCGGTGCGGATTCGCTCGACAAACGGCGACATCTTCATCCAGAACGCAGGAAAGACGGCGAGCATCCAGCTCCGCGCGGATGGGACAATTAAATTCGTGTCAACCGGCGTGGTCGGCGTGGTGCCGGTGTTCGGGTGATTGCGTATGGCGACAGCATCCATTTCGGGAACCATGCTGAACGTGACCGGATTGACGGTCGGACAGCAGTACGCGATGATGCTCTACTGCCTCTATCCGGGAAGCACGAGCTACACCGCACTCGTGCGCCAGCCGGAAAGCGGGACACGCGAGGCCGCGACGACAACGTGGTCGTTCAACATCAGCAGCTACGTGGGGAACGCGGGCACGTATCAATTTTACGTCCACATCTACGCACCGGGGCAGACGCCGCAGAACAGCAACACGAACGTGGTGTCCTACACGACGCAGGCGCAGACTGTAAAAGTGTTGATCCGGAACTATCTGGACGGAAACACGGCGCTGACAAGCGGCTCCTACACGGGACATCCGGGCGGAATCTTTTACATCACGTATGCCAACACGCAATATCAAACATATTCGGAAATCTATGATTTTCAGTATTTCCGGCTGTCCTCGGACAACTACCAGACCAACTATTCCGCTGGAACCGGAATCACGATCTCGGAAGGGCTGGAGGTACATGCCTATTACAAGAGCCGGATTGCCCCAGTTGCGCCGACGATCACGAGCGTGACCACGACGAAGAACAGCGCGACGGTCTATTGGGCCTCAAACGGAGGAGACGGAAGCACGGGATATTGGACGCTGTTTTACCGGACGGCGACGGGAGCCTATGTGTCCTACGGAAACATCGGAAGCTCGCCGGTGACGATCCCGGGCCTGTCGCCGGGGACGACGTATTACTTCAAGGTCCGGCACACGGTAAACGGCTCGTATCTGGACAGCGCGGACGCTTCGGCCACGACGCAGGCGCTGATCGCAAGCTTTGCCTGGACCAGCAACGACGGCTATTACATCGCTGCAGGGCAGCCGATCTCATACATCACGGCGGCGGCATGGAACACGCTGCGGCAGCGGGTGGCCGACTGCGGCGGCACGGCGGCGTCGGTGCCGACGGCTACGGCGGGCGCGGCACTGAGCACGAATCACTTCAATCAGATGCGGGCGGCGATTGCGGCGCTGAGCGGCGCGGGAACCGTGACACCGGCAGTCGTGGTGAGCGAACTACCGGCATATCGCGCGGCGCAGTTTGCCAACGACAATGCTGCGCTGAAGGAAGCTATCAACAGAGCTATTACGGCCAAAAATGCGTCATAGGGAGGAAATGACAATGATTTTGAAACTTGATGAAAAGCAGATCCCGATCACGAATTTTTACGAAACACTGGTCGAGCGGGCACAGATGACCGCAACAAACAGCTTCGAGGTCGGAGATGGGGCGCAGTTCCCAGATCTGACGGGCGTGGAGGGCATGAGCTTTGCAAGCTGCAAAGTGATTGACGGACAGCAGGAGATTCCGCTGATTGGGACATACCGCAAGGCGGAGAGCGTGAACGCGTCCTACGATGCCAGGTCGAAGATCTACATGGTGAACATCGTGCTGACGGGAGGCGAGACAGAATGAAATTTGGGACAGAGGTGCGGGCGCTTCGGGAGAAGCTGATCAAGGAGATCAACGCGGCAAAGCTGCCGCCGGTGGTCGTGGAGCTGATTCTGCAAAATCTATTGGCCGAGGCACAAGCGCTGGCGGAGATGCAGATCAAAGCGGAAGCCGCGCAGGAGACGGAGGAAGCAACAGATGGCAAATGAGACGATGGAACAGAGCGCACCGGTGCTGACGCAGCCGATCGGCGAAGCGCAGGTGCGGCAGGCGTTTGCCACGCTGCAAAAATACAAGGCGGGCAAGGCAAACCTCGAAGCGCGCGTGACGGCGAGCGAAAACTGGTGGCGGCTCAAGAGCTGGCGGCAGATTCAAAAAGGGAATCCGATGGACGATAAGTGGGCGAGCGCATGGCTCTTTAACGTCATCATGGGAAAGCACGCGGACGCGATTGCGGCATACCCTGCGCCCGCCGTCCGGCCAAGGGAGCCGGACGACCGGGGAGAAGCCAAGCGGCTCTCGTCTATCCTGCCGGTGATCCTAGAACAGAACGATTTCGAGGAAGTCTACTCGGACAGCCAGTGGACGAAGCTGAAGCAGGGGACGCTCGTTTGGCACGTGAGCTGGGACAGCTCCAAACTGAACGGAATCGGCGACATCGCCGTGAACGCGGTAGACATTCTGAGCTTTTTCTGGGAGCCGGGAATCACAGACATTCAGAAATCGAAAAACGTCTTTGTGACGGAATTGGTCGACAACGACATCCTGACGGCCAAGTACCCGGAGTTGGAAGGGAAGCTGAAATCGACCGGCAACATCATGCAGCAGTACAACACAGACGACACCGTGCCGACGGACAACAAAAGCATGGTGGTGGACTGGTACTACAAGAAGTGGCGGGGCGGCAAGAGTGTGCTGCATTTCTGCAAATTCGTCGGAGACAACGTACTGCTTGCGACCGAGAACGACGGCGAGCAGAAATATAGCACGCAGCAGATGCCGGACGGCTCGGTTGTGCAGACGCCGGTCGGAAGCCCCATGGCGGAGACGGGCCTTTACGACGACGGGGATTATCCGTTTGTGGTGGATGCGCTGTTCCCGGTGGAGGGCAGCATTGCAGGCTACGGATACATCGACATCGGCAAGAGCGCACAGGAGCAGATCGACCGGATGAATCAGGCGATTATCAAAAACGCAATTATGGCGGCGTCGCCCCGGTGGTTTCGGCGCAGCGACGGCGCGGTAAACGAGGAAGAATTTGCGGACTGGACGAAGCCTTTTGTGCACGTGGACGGCAACCTCAGTCAGGATTCGTTGATGCAGATCCAAGTGAATCCACTGAGCGGGAATTACATCACGATCTTGCAGAACAAGATCGAGGAACTGAAATGGACGACCGGCAACACGGACGTCAACAACGGCGCGACAACCTCCGGCGTGACGGCGGCCTCCGCGATTGCGGCGCTGCAGGAAGCATCGGGCCGGTCGAGCAAGGACAGCACGAAGTCGGCATACCGGGCATATGCGCGGCTCATCCGCATGGTGATTGAGCGCATCCGGCAATTCTACGATCTGCCGCGTCAGTTCCGCATTGTGGGGCAGCGCGGCGCGGAAGAATTCGTGCAGTATTCCAACCAAGGGTTGCAGATGCAGCCGCTCTATGGCAAGGACGGGCAGCCGGACGGGATGCGGAAGCCGGTATTTGATATCGAGGTTTCGGCACAGAAGGCGAGCGAATATACGGCGATGGCGCAGAACGAGCTGGCGCTGCAATTCTTCCAGCTGGGCTTTTTCCAACCGCAAATGGTGGATCAGGCGCTCGCGACGCTGGACATGATGGACTTCGACGGGAAGGACAGCATCGTGCAGAAGATTCAGGAGAACGCCGACCTTGCGGAGCGGCTGGCGCAGTGGCAGCAGATGGCGCTTGCCGTGGCAGATCGATATGATCCTTCGCTCGGGCAGGCGCTGGCCGAACAGGTATTGATGGAGGGCGGACAGGCCGTGCAGGCTCCGCAGGATGAAAAGCTGGCAGAGATCAAAACCGGCGAGCAGCAGGAGCCAACAAAGGTACAAAACGCGCGGGAGCAGGCGCAGAAGGCCACGCAGCCGGAATAAAAAACCGATCTGCAAACACTTCAATGGTTTGCAGATCGTTTCTTTCGGCGTGGGGTGAAATCACAAAAAACGCATGGTAGACTGAAATTAGAAAGTCAGAAAGGACTTGCTTTATGGATGAACTTATGGCAGGAGCGCCCCAGGTGGGCGCGGCTGACGTCGCCGGTCAGCAGATGAGCGGGCAGGCAGCCCCGGCGCAGGCGCAAGTGCCGCAGCAGCAGGCCAACGTCCCGGACGCTCAGGGACAGCAGGAAGAGACCTTTGAGAGCTTGATCGCGGGAAAGTACAAGCAGCAGTACGACAGCGCAGTCGGCGCGGCGGTGCAGAAGGCCGTGAAGCAGCGGCTCAAAGGGCAGGGGGCGATGAAGGCGCAGATCGAAGCGATGGCTCCGGTGGTCGACCGGCTGGGCGTGCTCTATGGCATTGACACTTCAGACCCGAGAAAGATCGACTATGCGGCGCTGGCGCAGAAGTTTGGTGCGGATAACCGTCTCTACGAAGCAGAAGCAATGGAACGCGGCTCGACGGCGGACGCGGTACGCAGCGAGTATGCTTCTCGCGCGGAAACCGCAGGGATGCGCCGCCAGCTGCAGGAGTACCAGCTTCAGGAGCAGTTCAACGGCATCCGGTCGGCATTTGACCGGGATGTTGCCGGGCAGTACGGGACGAGCTTTGAGGCCGAGATGGCAAACGAAGACTTCGCCAGGCTGATTGCGGCGAACGTCCCGCCGAAGACAGCCTACGAAGTGGTACACATGGCAGAGATCCAAGCAGCGCAAGCGCAGGTGGTGGCAGCACAGGCGAGAAACAACGTCATGCAGACCATACAGGCGCAGGGCGCACGGCCTGCAGAGATTGGCGGGAACGCCAACGGCGGGCAATTCACAAACAACGACCCGCGCAGCTGGACGAAGGAACAGCGTGCGGAGATCATCAGAAGAGTTCAGAGGGGGGAAAAGATCGTCCTCTGAGCAGAAGGAGGAAAAGAACTATGTTTAACATCGGATTCCAGTTTTTCGCGGATGCGGGCACGCTGGTCAACGCGACCGGCAACTACGTGAACGCATACACCGGTACGACTACGGCGTTTGACACGACCAACAAACTGACGCCGACAATGAAGACGTTCTACGACACGCAGCTCTTGGAGAACGCGCGTCCGGAGCTGATCTTTGCACAGCTTGCCAAGAAGCAGGCGCTTCCGCGCAACCGCGGCAAGAGCGTGGAGTTCCGCAAATGGAACACGCTGCCGGAAGCGGAGACGCTGACCGAAGGCGTCATCCCGACCGGCCAGAAGCTCGGCATGTCCAGCATGACGAAGGACATCGTACAGAAGGGCCTGTATGTCACCATTTCTGACCAGCTGGAACTGCATGCTATCGATAACGCGATCGTCGGTGCGACCGAAGAACTCGGCGCTTCCGGCGGCATGAGCATTGACAAAATGGTGCGCAATGAAATCATCGGCGGTACGGTGAAGCAATACTGCGACAAGGTGAACGCCACGACTGGTGCGCACACCGAGGTCACCAGCCGTTCGGGGCTGGATCTGACCTGCAAGTTGACGCCGACCGAGGTCAACAAGGCCGTGACCGCCCTGAAGAAGATGCACGCGCCGACCATCGACGGAAAGTATATCGGCATCATTCATCCGTCTGTTACATACGACCTTCGGGAAGATAAGGACTGGATCAAGGTGCATCAGTACGAAGCGACAAAAGCGATCTTCGAAAATGAAATCGGAGAGCTGCACGGTGTGCGCTGGGTCGAATCGACGAACCAGAAGATCTGGAACGACAGCACCTGCCCGGTCAAGACGGCTGCTGAGAGCGGCAACCCGGCGGTCTATTACAGCGTGTATTCTACAATCATCATGGGCAAGGATGCCTTCGCGATGATCGACCCGGACGGCGGCAACATGGAGATGATCGTCAAGACCAAGGGCGAAGTCGGCGGTCCGCTGGAACAGTTCAGCACAGTCGGCTACAAGTACGAGGGCGCGGCGATGATCCTCTATGATGACCGCATGGTGCGCATCGAGAGCACGAGCGCGTATTCTGAGACCGATCCGGCGAACTAAGGAAGGAGAATCACTATGGGAAAAACAGAATCGACCGAAATTGTGGTCGAAGCAGCCGCACCAGCAGCGGAAGCTTATGACCCGTGGAAGGACATGAGATCGATTTTACTTCCGAGAGCGGGAGGCAACGAACAACAGTCTCAGTTCTGCGCGGTGAACGGCAGGACATTCCAAGTCCCGAGAGGCAGGATGACGGAAGTGCCGCTGCCGATCTATGAGTGCCTGATGGAGGCAATGACCGCGCAGCAGGAGGCGTTCGAGGCGAACCGCGCGGACGCGCCGAAATAACAACATAGTGCCCTTTGCGGCATGACGAGAGGGAGCGTGTGCCGCTCCCTCTTTTTCATAGGAGGTGGAGTATGAGAATTCGAGAAGCGATTGAGACGATCGACCGGCTGATGCCGAATCAGTACGGCGAGGAAGATAAGGTACACTGGCTCGGGGAGCTGGACGGCATTGCAGACCGCGAGGTCTTCCGGGCGCATGAGCGGGAAGAGGATATGGGGGAATTCACCGGCTATCCGCCGGGCGTGGATCTCGACACGATTTTGATGATCCCGTTCCCGTATGAGGACATCTACCGCTGGTATCTGGAGATGAAGATCTGCGACGCGAACGGCGAGCTGACGAAGTACAACAACGCCGCTGCAAAGTACAACAGCTACTGGCAGGGATTTTGGAACGCATACAATCAGGAGCACATGCCGCGGCAGGCGGCGACGTATTTCAAACTGTAAAGGGGTGAAGACATGGCAATTTATCGCGTGGAGAACGGGAAGGCCCCGGCCGGCCTTTCGGCGGGCGACGAGGTCGTGACCGGCGGCGGAACATACCGGATCACAGGTGTCAACGCGGACGGCAGCTACCAGAGCCAGGTGAGCAACAAGAAACAGACGACCTACAACTACAAGGGGCAATATACGCAGCGGCAAAGTCCGCTGCTCTCGCAGGGCGTGAGCGGGTATACGCAAAATCGGCTCAATGGGCTGGAAGGCGGTTACACGCCGGGTTCTGCCGTGCAGCAAGCGCAGGCGTATCTCAATCAGGTGCAGTCCCGCAGACCGGGAGAATATCAAAGCCAGTGGGACGGCGAGCTGACGGAGCTTTACAACCGGATCGCGAACCGGAAGCCGTTCAGCTATGACATCGGGACAGACCCGGTATATCAGCAGTACCGTGAGCAGTACCAGCGGCAGGGGCGGCTCGCGATGCAGGACACGATGGGCCAGGCGGCGGCGCTGACCGGCGGCTATGGCAGCACCTACGGCGAACAGGTGGGGCAGCAGGCATACAACGCCTATCTGCAAAACCTGAATGACATTGTGCCGGATCTTTACAATGCGGCATACAACCGCTACCGAGACGAGGGCACAGACCTCTACAACCAGTATGGATTGCTCAGCGACCGCGAGAATCAGGCGTACAGCCGGTACCGCGACACGGTAAACGACTATTACTCCGACCTCTCCGACGCGCGCAGCGCCTACGACAGCGCTTATTCGCGGGACTACAACCAGTGGAGCGACCAGCTCAGCTATTGGTCGCAGAAGGCGGCGAACGAGAACAGCGCCTACTTGCAGCAGCTCGCGGCGCAGAGCAGGGCGAGCGGCGGATCGGGCGGCGGCTCCGGCGGGGGCGCATCCGGACTGACGGATCGGACACTCATCAATGGGTACGGCGATTTCGAGAGCAACAAGGCGATGCTGGATGCCAGCTATCGCGGCGTGAAGAAGACCATTGAGATGCAGATCGCACAGGGAAATCTCAGTGCGGCGTATCAGACGGCGGTCAACGCGCAAAGCCAGATGAGCCATCAGCAGTGGTCGGACATTTCACGCCGGATCTTCGAACTGACCGGCAAGAAGATCGATGACGCCGTGAACTATTACAACAGCGGAACAGGAACGGCGGGGACTGCGGCTACAAGGAAAAAATAAGGAGCGACGATATGGCGATCATTTCGGAAAAGAGTTTTGTGAACGGTGCGCAGAAGAACCAGAACAAGAAGACAAAAAGACCGCAGACGGCCATCGTGAACGAAGCGGATTTCTTGTCACGCGGAGGCGAGGAAATGGATCGGCGCCGGACGGCCTTTGAAAACTACAAGGCCGCCCGCGCGGCGATGCAGCAACAGGCGCAGCGGCAGGTGACGCAGGGCTATGAGCGCCGGGCGGACGCGATGGGGACTGTGGCGAGGGGGTATGGGCAGTCGAACATGCCGACGGTGGCAAAGAAGACGGCCTATGAGAATTACACCTATGCGCTCAAGCAGAAGGAGCTTCGGCAGAAACAGATGAGCGGGAAACCGCTGACCCCGGCAGAGCAGAAGATTCTGAACACGACAGTCTATCGAGACCCGGCACAGGCCGCGAACGCCGAAAACAACAAGTATCAGAATCAGGCCGTACAGAACGTGGAGAGCGAAGAGCAGATCACCAAGCACCAGTTCGATCATACGCCGGAAATGGTCAAACAGTACGGCTCCTACGAAAACTACAAACGCGGCCTTTACGACAATGAATATGTCGGCGTCCTGAAAGAGCGGGAGGACGAGCTGGGCGGCCAGATCAAGGAGCTGGAGCAGCAGATCCGGACGCGGCATGCGGAAGCCGAGACGGCGACCGAGGAAGGCGTACGGCGGGAGAATGAGCGGAAAGAGCTGATCAAACAGGGCAAACTGGAAGGGATCAGCGACATGGAGGCCCGGCTTGCACAGCTTCAGCAGGAGCAGATGCAGCTGCAAAGCGAACGCGCGATGAAGCGCAGCCACATGGCGATTGATCCGCTGGATGACGAGACGAAGGCGCTGCTGCGGGAATATAATGCGGGCGGTATGTACACGAGGGACTACTCCAAACAGAACGGCGGAAGCGGGCTCTCGAAGATGGAGGCCCGTGCCGATCTGCGGGCGAAGGGATACAGCGAAGACGAGATCAAAAGCCTCGCGGAATACGAGCAGCGGCTGCAGGACTATGAGAACGCGATGACGCAGGCGGAGCAGTCCTATCAATTCGGGCAGGAGCATCCGTACATTTCGACGGCGGCGTCTGCGCTGATGGCTCCGGCAAAGGCGCTGGGCAATATCGAATCGCTGCGCGGCGTGCTGCCGAAGGGGTTTGGCGGGTATCAGAACGCGGATATGCCGACGAATATTTACAGTCCACTGTATAATGCGAGCCGCGTGTCGGGAAGCATCCGAAGCGGCGTCATGCAGGACATGGGAACCGTCGGACAGTTCCTCTATCAGGCGGGAACCAGCGCGCTTGACAGCGCGGTCAACATGGCGGCGTCGATTGGCTTGGTCGGTGCGGCGGGCTTAGGAACCGGCGCGGCGGCGCAGGGGGCTGTGGCGAATACGATGAACTTCGTGATGGGGTCACAGGTCGCAGCAGATTCCGTTTATGAGGGAATCCAGAACGGCAAAAGCAACGTCGACGCGCTGATCGACGGCATTGTAGAGGGTGCGATCGAGGGCATTACCGAGAAATATTCCGTGGGCGACATCATTGAGACGATGCTGTCCGGCAAGGCGGCATGGCGTAAGGTCGTCCGGGCGTTCGCTTCGGAGGGCGCAGAGGAAATTGCAAGCAACTGGCTCAACCGCATCTATGACGTGACCGCGAAGCGCGGGCGCGGCGAAGTGGAAGCGGCGTACCGCGCCTATCTTGCGAAGGGAATGAGTGAGCGGGACGCGATGGCCGCGATGGTGAAGGATTTCGCAGAGGAAGATGGCCTTTCGTTCCTCGCGGGCGGCCTTTCCGGCTGGGCGATGTCCGGTACATACGCGGCGCTTGGCAAGGGCGCGTCGGAGGCGAACATCCAGTGGACGGCGGCGCAGGCCATTCAGCGCGGCGAGGTGCAGGATGTGATCGACCTAGGGCTGGCACAGGGCAAAGGAGCGGCCTTCGACCGCGCGGCAGCCTTGCAGGGCGATCTGATGCGAGGCGGAGAGCCGACGCAGAAGGACGTGGCGGGCGTGCTGCGCGAGTACGTCCGGGAGCAGCAGGACGCCGCAGAGGACGCGCAGAGCGGAGATCAGACGCAGGAGAATCAGACATACCAGAACTTCAAAAACGCCATGCAGAGCGTGGAGCAGTCGCAGACAGAGTATGAACAGGCGCAGCGGCAGCAGAACCAGCAGAGCCAGGGCGTCGACCTATACGACGAGGACGGAAGTTTGCTGGATGTGGGCGAAGGATGGGCCGAGATCGACCCGGAGCAGTATGCAGGGCAGCAGACCGCGCAGGCCGAGGCGGAGATGGACAAAGCAGCGGCTGCGGCGGACAATGCCTATCTGGAACGTCAGGTGCAGAAGAATGGCTATGACGATCTGACAGCGGCGTATTTTGTAAACGGAAACACGACAGATCTCTCCTTGGAAGAGTATGCTGCAAAATTCCAGAAGGCATACAAGCGGGGCCAGATGGGCGTATCGAAGGAGTGGACGGTCGGCGCGGCGGTCGGGATGAACCGGGACGTGGCGACGGCGGCATGGGAGGCCGGGAAGAAAGCTGCGCAGCAGAGCGGCGCGGCAACCGAAAAATATAGCATCAATGACACCAGGAATCTCAGCCAGAAAGAGCAGTTCAAGGAATACCGGGCGGGGAGATTCAAGGCAAAGGATGAATTTGCATTTGGAGCAGCGCCGGAAAGCGTGCAGAAGATCGGACTGACCGGCGAGATCGTCATGTCACAGACGGACTATAAGAAAGCAAAAACTGCGAAACACAACGTTCCGCAGCGCGTTTTTAATAATCTGAAATCGATTATGGATTCGGCTGTACTGTCCTTTGAAAAGGGAGATGAGGTCGGCGTGCTGACGTCGGAGATCGATGCAGACGGAAAACCGCTCTTGCTTGCCTTCCGGAAAAATGTTAATCTGGATGGAGAGACAGTGACCAGAATGAAAAGCGCCTATGGACTGGATACTCCGTCTGCGTGGGTGCAGAACCAGATCAAGGATGGAAAAACGCTTCGGATTCTGGACAACAAAAAAGCCGACAATTTCCTGAACAGCGTTGGCTACAAGGCCGAGCGAACAGGAAACTATCAGCTTGGTGACACTGTATCAGAAATTCAGAAAAAAGTCAAGGGAGGAAATGAACATGGAAAGAACGTATCTGCTGAAGGACAGGAACGGAATGATGGTGCGCGTGCCGGAGAGCAAGCTCAGCGAGTGGAGCAAGCAGCAGGAGGGCGAAGCGAAAGCGCCCGACGAGGACGAGAAAGAGCGGATCAGGCAAGAAATCTATCAGGAACTTGGCCTCAAGTAACGAACGCGGAGCTGCTGAGCGAGGGCGGAACGCAGAGCACGGTCGCCGTCATGCCGGCGGCGGAAATTCGGAAGAACGCGGACGCGAAGAAGGCGGCAGAGTTCTTCCGCACGGCGGGAATCAAGCGCTACCAATTCGTCGTCGGGCAGCTGGAAACCACGGTCGACGGGCGGACGTTCCGCGCGGACGGCGTGACGCTGGCCGATGGAACAGTGCTGGTGCGGCTGGACAGCGAGGAATATACCGCGACGCAGCTTGCCAAGCACGAAGGGTATCACATCATTGCGCAGCGCAACGCTGAGATGGCGCAGCGCATCCGCAAGCGGCTGGTGGACGAGGGAAAGATCAGCAAGGCGCAGATCGACAGCTACATCGACGCCTACAACTCGATCTACGGAGACAACACGGACGCTTACGTTGAGGAGATCGTAGCGGACGCTTATGCCGGAATCAACCGCACGGCCTACGGCACGAACAACATCCGCGCCGAGGTGACGATGGAGGCCGGGCAGTGGACGAAGAAGTCCGGCAGCGCGAGGGCACCGCCAGAATTGCAATTCTCAGCCAGTGCGGAGCAGATCAGCGAGCAGGACAGAGAGAATCTGAACAAAGTGCTGGAAATGATGGACGCGGAAGGTGACGGCATTTTCCGGGACGCGGTGCTACTGCGAAATCCGAAAATGCTGCAAAAGCTTGTGGCGGAACGCGGAAAAACGGAAAGCGCTGCATTCACGCGGTGGTTTGGGAACAGCAAAGCGGTCAACCGGAACGGCGAGCCGATGCTGGTGTTCCATGGAGCGGGCGCAAGGTTTACCACGTTCGATGCGGGCGGAAAGCCGATTTGGCTGACAGCGAACATCCAGTATGCAGAAAAGTATTCCACGGCGAATAGAGCTGCTGAGAAACTGCTGCCAAGCTCGTCAATTTATGCGGGGAACGTTGACAGGGTGATCCCAGCGTATATCCGTGTCGAAAATCCGGCGAACGTTGGGGACACGGACGGCGGGTTTGATGGAAACTATATGGATCTAGCGAAACGGATCGGCGCGCGCCCGAGTGAACTGCGGAAGGCATGGGAAGAGGCCGGAAGACCGGAAATGTTGTGGCAAGCGGTCAACTCGAAGCAGATGTCAGAGCTGCTGAAACGGCATGGGTATGATGGAATCCAAGCGATTGAGAACGGTGTAGCAACATGGGCAGTGCTGGAACCGACGCAAATCAAATCTGCCGTGGCAAACAACGGCGTATTCAGTCTGAAAAGCGCAGACATCCGGTATGCTTTGGCACAGCAGCGGTTCCGGGATGCACTGCCGGAGCGGGCGGCGGAATATGTGGCACGGACGGAAAACACACTGGTGCGGCGGCTGGCGGACAATCTGAGCGTGCCGGAGACGGCAAAGCGAGAGACGCTGCGGCCAATCGCCGACGAGATCATCTACGACGTACTGCGCGGCGGCGAGATGGACAGCGCGAAACTGAACCGGCTCTTTGAACAGGCATGGGAAGCCGGGCGGGAAGCCGACACGGAATACTATGAGCAGTACAAGGATGTGCGCGAGAAAATCCGCACGCAGAAACTTTTCATCTCGGCGAAAGACCGGGCGGACATTGCGGACTTTAATCTGTTCCGCAAGCAGACCATGGGCACGCTGCGCCTTTCCAGCGATGGATTGCCGGTCGACACGTTCTATCAGGAGATGCGGGACATGGCGCCGGAGCTGTTCCCGGCGAGCATCACCGCACCGAGCGACCAGCTCTTGCAGCTCTATGAGGTGGCGCAGAGCATCCGGAAGCGCGAAATGACGCTGAACGAAGCATTTGGCGCACAGGCGGAGAGCTTCAAGACGTGGGCGCGGAATGACTTTGATGAATCCGTGCAGCGGCTTGCGGAAGGAATCCGCATTGCGAAACGCTATCAGGAAGCGCAGGAGCGCAAGAAGGAGAAGTTGGGCGTGCCGCAGACGGCAGAGGAAGTCATGGAGCTTGCGAAGGAGGTCAAGGCCGAGAAGAAGAAATTTCAGAAGGTGCAGAGCCGGTATTTGCTGACGGACGCAGACCAGAAGGTCGTGAATATGCTGCTGCGTGGAGACACGACGCCGGAAGCGGTACAGAACCGGGAGAACGCGGAAGCGATCCTGAAAACCTACGAAGCGAAAGCGGACTATGATCTGCTGGCGCTGCGGCTGAAAGCATGGAACAACACGCGCAAGCAGGGACTGCGCGATCAGGCGGAGAACGCGCTGAACGCGGCGGAAGCCGAGAAGTGGGTCGACAAGAGTTCGGGACTTGCGTATATGCGCGAGACCATGGAGCGGAACATCCGGGACATTGCAAAAAAAGGCAAGGTTGCAGATGAGAAGGCCGAGACGTTCAACAACGAGTATTTCCACCCGGTACACAAGAACGAGAGCGACCGAAAGAGCTACGTCGTCGGCTTGCAGGACAGGATCAAAGCGCTGAATCTCAGCCGGAAGGTGGAAAACGGAAATCTGGTTTCGGAGAGCTACGCGGTGCAGTGGCTCGGGGAAGCAGAATTCAACCGGAAGTATCTGGCGGAGCATCCGCGCGTGAAGCAGCGCGGCGGATTTGGCTACGAGGAATGGAACGCGGCAATTCAAAAATTCCACGAGGAAAACCCGAAGCTGGACTACGCGAAGATCGAACACGCCGTGAAGGAATTCAGAAGCATCTACGATCAGATCTATCAGGACATGAACCGCGTGCGGATGGAAAACGGATATGAGCCGGTCGATTATATGCAGGGATATTTCCCACATTTTCAGGAGAACGACAAGGACGGGAGCCTGCTGACACGATTCGGACGGCACCTCGGCATTACGGACGAGGTAACGCCGCTGCCCGCGACGATCAACGGCCTGACGCAGTCGTTCCGGCCGGGCATCCGGTATATGGCGAACATCCAGCAGCGGCTCGGCTATGCGACGGCCTATGACGCGCTGCAAGGCTTCGACAGGTACATTGAGGTTGCATCGGACATAATTTATCACACGGGCGATATTCAGCGGCTCCGGGCGCTGGCCACACAGATCCGCTACCGCGCGAGCGACGAGGGCGTGCGCAAGCAGATCGACCGCATCCTGCAGGACCCGACGCTGACGCCGGATGAAGCAAACGAGCGGGTGGCGCAGGCAATGAAGGACGCACCGTTTGCCCTTTCAAACTTCGTGGCGGAGCTGGACGAATACACGAATCTGCTTGCCGGGAAGAAGTCGCGGCTCGACCGCGGCATGGAAAAGATGCTGGGGCGGAAATTCTACAACATCTGCAAAGCCTTTGAATCCCGCGTGGGCGCAAACATGGTGGCGGCGAACATCGGCTCGGCGCTGACGAACTTCATTCCGCTGACGCAGGCATGGAGCCAGGTGTCATCGGCGGATATGCTGCACGGGATGTGGCAGACGCTGCAAAACTACAAGACGGCGGACGGACTGGACGCGGCTTCAACCTTCATCCACAACCGAAGCGGCTATGGGCGGCTCGCGATGTCGACCATGGACAAGGTTTCGGAAAAGGCGGCATTTTTGATGGAAGCCGTCGACGGATTCACGACCGGAAGCGTCGTCCGGGCACGGTATCTGCAAAACATCCGGCTTGGCATGAGCGAGGTGAACGCGATGCAGGAGGCAGACCAGTTCGCGGCAAACATCATGGCAGACCGCAGCAAAGGCGCGACGCCGACGATCTACTCGGCGCGAAATCCGATCATCAAGCTCTTTACGCAGTTCCAGTTGGAGGTCAACAACGAACTGAGCTGGATCTTCAAGGACATGATCCCGCAGGAGCGAAAGAAGGGCGTGGCGCAGCTGGCAAAGGCGCTCTTTAAGTTTTTGATCGGTGCGTGGCTCTACAATGAGGTCTATGAAGCCATTGCCGGCAGACGCGCGGCGCTCGATCCGCTGGACATCCTCAATGACAGCGTGGGAGATTTCACAGGGTATCAGCTGCCGAACACGGTGCAGTCGGCGCTCTCGGGCCGGTGGGAGTTCACGAAGGAGAAGCCGGGGACGTATCAGGCAATCAAAAATCTCGGCGGAAACCTCGTCAGCGAACTGCCGGGCACGCAGATGCTCACGGTGCTCGGACTGGATGAGAAGTTGGGATTGGAGATCGACAGCGGACGCATTGCGGTTTCGTCGGCCATTCCGAACATCGGGAACATCGAAAAGGCATTGCTTGCCAGCAACGAGGACATTGCCCCGAAGAAGAAAGTGCAGACGGTGGTGAACGAGCTGGCAAACCCGGCGGCCTATCTGGCGCTGCCATTCGGCGGCGGGCAGATCAAGAAGATGGCACAGGGCGCGCAGGCCGTCATGCAGGGCGGCAGCTACAAGGCGGACAACGAAGGCCGCGACATCCTGCAATATCCGATCTACAATGACAAGCCGGGCGAGATGGCAAAGAATCTGGCGCAGGCGCTGCTCTTTGGCAAGACGGCAACGGAGGAAGCGCAGGGATGGATCGAGAGCGGATTCAAAAATCTGAGCGCGAAGGAGACGGCGGCCTATCAGGAGATGACCGCGTATGAAGATCAGCGCAGTTCGTTTGATTTCGTGAAGGCTATCCGGGCGCTGGACAAAAGCGCAGCGAAAAAAGCGTTCCTTGCAAGCTATACCGGCGTGAGCGAGCGGGCAAAGGCGGCGTATTATTACAACGTCCTTGCGAGCGACACGCAGAAGGCGGAGATGGAACCGATGAGTGAGCAGCAGCGGATTGACTACATGAACGAGAAGCTGCAGGAATCTCAGGATGACATGATCCGAACCAATATCCGGGATGGCGTGCAGGCCGGGACGGTGAGCGAAACGGATGCGGTGCGCCGGATGGTGGCGGGCGGCTTTGCCGAGGATGAAAACGATGCCTACTGGAAAATCCGCGAATGGAAGGGCGGCGACGATTACGCAAAGTACGACGAATTCCTCTCTGCGGTCGACAAGGGCGGAGACGTCGCCAAGGCGGCAAAGGAGTATCTGGACAACGGTGTAGAAGCTGAAACGCTGGCACGAGAAATTACCAGCGAGTACAAGCAGCAGTACATTGCGGCGGACAGCGCGGAGCGCAAGCGGCTGAAGAAGCTGCTGCTGGACGCTTATGCGGCAATCGGCTACGACCGGAAGGAGAAAGAGAAGGACATCGACAAGTGGCTGGAAGATGACAAGTAACAAAAAACCGGAGCGGGATGACCGCTCCGGTTTTTTACTGGGCTTTTTTTAGTTCAGCGATCTGCTCGCTGTGCAGTTTGATAATGGATTTCAGGAAATCGACCTCTTCCTCCAGCTCTTCCACGCGGCTTTTCGGGGCGAGCGTTTCAAGCAGCGTCTGTTGGCCTTCGGCGAGAAGATTGAATTTCGGCATAATTGAAGATTCGATAAGAACGCGCGTGGCGGCGGCGGTCTCCTGAAGAATCTCTTTTTTCTGGGCCTCCATTGCATCCATCATGCGAGAGGTCTGTGTGTCGAGTAAATTTTGAATGAGCTGCAAGTCTTTTTCATCCAGCATGGCATGATCCTCCTGTTTGAGATAAGAACAGTATAGCGCGCGGAGGGCGGAGCCGTCAAGTGCTGCGTGGGGTGAATCTGCTGGGTGGAGCTGTTACACTGAGGGAAAGGAGTTGATGAAAATGGGAATTCCAATTCCGGGGGCATACGCAAGCCCGCGAATCTCGAACGGCGTGCTGTGCTGGTATGCCGGAGACACATTCAGCGTCGTCATTCAGGCGGATCTTGTCGATCAGGACGGAGCGGCCGTGGACATTGGGGCGACGGACACGGTGAAAATCACGTTCCGCGACGACACGCGGGCGGAGGTTTGGAGCAAGACGTTTTCGAACGTCGCGAACAATCAGGTGACGCTTGTGGTCGACGCGGAGATCAGCGCGAAGTTCCCGAAGGGCAGATACACCTACGACGTGGAATTTTCGCACGGAGACCGGACGACGCTGGCGCGGGACAACAAAGTCCGGGTGGAATGAGGTGAGACAGTGAAGGTTGAAATTCCGAACAGTATTTTGATCACGTTGAGCGGGCAGACCTCGCGAGGCGTGAAGGGCATTGAAGTCCGCGAGGCGGACGGCCATCTGATCTTTACGCTGACGGACGGAAAAGAGCTGGACATGGGTTCCGTCATGGGGCCGCAGGGGCCGAAGGGAGACACTGGCGCGAAAGGCGAGAAGGGCGACACCGGGGCCAAGGGAGACACTGGCGCAACGGGCGCAAAGGGCGAAAAAGGGGACAGAGGCGACAAAGGCGACCCCGGCGCGACCGGCGCGCAAGGAGAGCAGGGAGCGCAAGGACTGCAAGGTGAGCGCGGCGAGAAAGGAGAAAAGGGCGACACAGGAGCCAAGGGAGACCCCGGCACGGACGGCACGACGCCGACGATTGGCGCGAATGGGAACTGGTATCTCGGGACAACCGACACCGGGAAACCATCACGCGGAGCCAAGGGCGACAAGGGAGACCAGGGCGAAACTGGCGCGACGGGCGCGACCGGCCCGCAAGGCGCGACAGGCCCACAGGGCGAGACGGGGCCGAGAGGGCCGCAGGGCTTGCAGGGCGTTCAGGGCGAACCCGGCAAGGGATTGACCATCTCGGGCTACTACGCAACGGCGCAGGCGCTGGACGCTGCGGTGACGAATCCAACGGCTGGCGACGCTTATGGTGTTGGCACGGCGGAGCCGTATGACATTTACATCTACGACGGCGTGACATCTGCGTGGGTCAACAACGGCCCCTTGCAGGGCGCGAAGGGCGAGAAGGGCGACAAGGGCGACACAGGCGCACAGGGAGAACCGGGAAAAGACGGTAGCCCCGGTGCGGCTGGCGCGCCCGGCGCGACGGGAACGACGTTCACGCCGTCCGTATCAGCGGACGGGACGCTCAGCTGGACGAACGACGGCGGGAAGACCAATCCTGCCTCGGTGAACATCAAAGGCCCACAGGGCGAACAGGGACCGCAGGGCGAACAGGGCGCGAAAGGTGAAACAGGCGAGAAAGGTGAAACAGGCGCGACAGGCGAGACCGGCCCGGAGGGGCCGCAGGGGCCAAAGGGCGCACAGGGGCCACAGGGCGACCCCGGCCCGACCGGCCCGCAAGGCCCCGCCGGTCACACGCCGGTCAAGGGGACGGATTACTGGACGGCGGCGGATCAGACGAGCATGGTCAATGACGTGCTGGCGGCGCTGCCGACGTGGAGCGGAGGTGCGTACTGATGGCATACGACAAGGTTGTTGATTCGGCGTCGCTGGATTCGAAGCTGACGCAGGTCGCGGACGCGATCCGGACAAAGGGCAACACCAGTGCCGATCTGCAATTCCCATCCGGCTTTATCTCCGCCATTCAGGCCATTCAGACCGGCACTACACCCGGCGCACCCGGCGACATTACATTCTACGATTACGATGGAACGATTGTCACGTCTTGGACACTAGCAGAACTGGAAACAAAGACAGCGCTACCTGACTATCCATTGCATGAGGGGCTTATCTGTCAGGGCTGGAACTGGTCGCTTGCTGACCTCAAGACCACAAATCGCAAAATGAATGTCGGCGCAATGTATATCACGGATGACGGAAAAACCAGAATTTATATCCGGCTGAAAGAAGGGCGCACGTCTCCGATGCTTGGCGTTTGCCCGAATGGCACGGTCACGGTGGATTGGGGCGACGGAACCACGCCGGACACGCTGACAGGGACAGACACATCGACAGTGCAGTGGACGCCGAACCATGCTTATGCTGCACCCGGTGAGTATGTGATCAAGCTGACGGTTGATGGAACGATGGGCTTGAATAGCGACTCTGAAGATGAATCGTATAGTTCAATTCTTCGGTATTCATCTGGTTCCGACACTCGTAATTCCGTTTACCAAAACAGTGTACAGAAAATCGAACTTGGAAACGGTATAACAGGTATTGGCAATCAGGCGTTTCGCAATTGCCGTTCCCTTGCATCGATTACAATTCCAAGCGGTGTAACAAGCATTGAAATTTCTGCGTTCTACTATTGCTGTCCCCTTGCATCAATTACAATTCCTGATGGTGTAACAAGTATCGGAGATAGTGCGTTCAGCGAGTGCAGCTCCCTTGCATCGATTACAATTCCAAATGGGGTAACAAGCATTGGAGGTTCTGCGTTTTACAATTGTAGGTCTCTTGCGTCGATTACAATTCCTGATGGAGTAACAAGTATCGGACGTCAGACGTTCTACTATTGCTATTCCCTTGAATCGATTACAATTCCTGATGGAGTAACAGACATTGGAAATTATGCGTTCGATGATTGCGTCTCCCTTGCATCGATTACAATTCCAAATGGAGTCACAACCATTAAAAGTTCCGCGTTCGCTAATTGCGAATCCCTTGCGTCGATTACAATTCCAAATGGGGTAACAAGCATTAAAACTTATGCGTTCTACTATTGTGGCGGTATTGCTTTTTATGATTTCAGCAATCACACGTCAGTACCGGCCCTTTCAAGCACCACTGCTTTCGAAGAAATCGCCGCAGACTGTCAAATCCGTGTTCCAGCGGCACTTGTGGATACATGGAAAGCAGCTACAAACTGGTCAACCTATGCAAGCTATATCGTGGGGGTGTAAAGATGATTCAAAGAGAATTTTACGTACAGCGTAAAGATGGTGTGAAGTTATATCGTACCTATTCTGATGCCGGAATGATGGTTCGACAGAATGAGACTGGTGTGGAATATGCAGAGGCTATTGATATTGAGGGCGCACCATATACCTACACGGAGACGGAAACGCCGATTGAAACGCCGGAGATGACTACAGAAGAACGTTTGCAAGACGCTGAGACGGCACTAGGAATCATGTTTGGGGAGGCGGAATGATGACCTATACAGAAAGGGCCAGAGCATTGCGCCCCTATATCGTCAAGGCTTCGGCCAGCCTGACGGATGCGGACGCCTTAAAGGCGATGGAGCTGTATGACCGCTGGGCGGCAGGAATGGCCGTGGAGGTCAACGACCGGCTGGTCTATGCAGACAGGCTCTATCGCGTGACACAGGCCCACACGACGCAGACCGGCTGGGAGCCGGACAAAGTACCGGCACTGTTTACCGTCATTGACGAGACGCACGCGGGCACGCAGGACGATCCTATCCCCGCCGCAAAGGGCATGGAGTACACCTACGGCCTCTATTACACCGACCCGGAGGACGGCAAGCTCTACCTCTGCGAGAGGACAGGGGAGCAGGCCGGCGGCAAGGTGACGCTGCAGTTTTTGCCCCATGAGCTGGTGGGATTGTATTTTACGGAAGTAAAGGAGACATGAGATGGACGATGGGATTCAGGCAAAGATCGTGGAGATCGACCAGCGCTCTAAGAGCAACACGCACCGCATCAACGACCTAGAGGAGGACAACCGGGCCCTGCATCAGCTGGCGACCTCGGTAGAGGTGCTGGCGACAAAGCAGGAGACAATCGAGGCCAATGTCAGCGAGATCAAGGACGACGTGAAGAGCCTCAAGGCCATTCCGGGCGGGAAATGGGAGGCGCTGGTCAAGGCGGCCGTGACGGCCATTGTGGGGGCGCTGGTCGGCTTCGCGCTGGCTCATGCGGGGATTGTGTGATGGAGTTCTCGAAGAAGTGGCTGCTTTGCAGCGGCATTGCGAGTGCGATTTTGGTCGTTCTCTGTGCCTTTGGCCTGCCGCTGATGGAGATCACGCTGGCCGTCATCGCGGAGACAACGGCTTGCAGCGGTTTTTATCTGTGGAAGGCCAAGAACGAGAACCGCAGTAAATACGCGATCAAGTACATCAAGAGTTTGCCGGAAACGTATACGGCAGAGGAAAAGGCACGGTTTTTGGAGATCGTGCTGAAAGACTGAAAGGAGTTACTTATGAACGAAAAGAAATTTTTTGAACTGGTGAAAAATCTGGTGGCGGATTACACCAACGAACTCATTGCCGAAAACAGCACCCTCCAAGTCTCCCCGGATGACGTCTATGTCGTCTGGTTCTGCAAAACGCTTCAGAACTGGAAGGCGCTTGCGTCAACGACGCTGGTTGACGGGATGTATTATGAGCTGACGCTCAACGGCGACAAACAGGAAATTTATCTCGATGCTTACAAGAAGTTCGAGAACCGGGCAATCAAAGTGGAGGGTTGATTATGGACAAAATTATGAAACGGCTGTCAAATCTGCTGAGCGTGAAGTCGCTGGTGACGCTGCTGCTGACGGTGGTGTTCACGGTGCTGGCGCTGCGGGGTGATATCACAGGGAAAGACTTTTTGACGATCTTCCTGATGGTAATCACGTTCTATTTCGGCACGCAGTCGCAGAAGGCACAGGACGCGATGGATGCGAAGGGTGATAGTGATGGTACCAATTAAAACGATGCTGGCCCATCGGGCCAACTACGGCACGAAACGCGGCGGGCCCATTGAGTGGCTGGTCATGCACTACACGGCCAACGACGGGGATTCCGATACCAGCAACGGCAAGTACTTCCAGAAGCCGCTCAATCCTGTGGCAAGCGCCCACTTTTTCGTGGATGATGATTCCATCACGATCTCCGTGCCGGAGGACTATGTAGCCTTCCACTGCGGCGCGTATCATTACACACACCCATTCTGCCGGAACTACAATTCCATCGGGATTGAGATGTGCGACACGAAGCGGGATGGGCGCGTGATGGCGACGGACAGAACGATTGCCAATGCTGCTGATCTGGCTGCGATGCTCTGCGAAAAGTACAACATCCCGGTCAATCGCATCATCCGGCACTACGACGTGACCGGGAAGCTCTGCCCCAAGTATTGGGTGGAAGATCCGCTGGGGATCGTAAAATTCCGTGAGATGGTAAAGGAGAGAGTTGAAATGGTAACGAAAGCGAAGATGATCGTCGATGGACGAGAAATCGAAGTGGAGCGGATCTTGAAGAACGGGACGAACTACATTAAGATCCGTGACATCGCAAAGGCGCTGGATCTCGAAGTGTCGAACAAGGGCAATGTCCCGATCCTGAATCACAAAGGAGGCTAAACGATGCGGCGCGGCTGGCCAGACTTGCCGCGCAGCGAGTGGGAGCGTTTGATCTCTGAATGGATTCTAAAGGATTCGTACCGCGACATCATGCGGCGATACCTCTGCGACGGATGGACGCAGGAGAAGATCGCAGAGCGCGCGGGGCTTTCCCTCAACGGTACAAAAAACATCATCAAGCGGTGCACGGACGCACTTTCCGCGCACATGTAAACAGGCAGACACGGCATGCGCTGTGTCTGCCTCTTTTTTGTGCCTTTTTTGGCCTTTTTCTGGCCCGGACGTTGGCTGTTTCGTGTCGGACTTTTCCCTCATACTGAACGTAGGAACTGGCCAGTTCACTACATTTTTTGGAGGGAAACTCTATGGAATACGCAAGCAACGGCAAGGCCAATGCGGCCCTGACCACTGGTATCATCGGCACGGCGGGCTTCGGCGCGCAGCTGCTCGGCAATCTGCTCGGCGGCTGGGGCATGGCCCCGGCGGCGATGTGCAGCGAGAACACGCCGGTCACGCGCTACACCCTCGATCAGCAGAATACGATCTCGGAGAAGAATATGGAGATCGCCTACTGGCGCGGGCAGGACGAGACCAACCGGAAGATCTCTGAATCCTACAGCAAACTCGAAAACCGTTTGATCGGTCTTGCGGCGGAAGTACGCGCGAACAAGGATGAGCAGGTGGCCATCAACATGCAGCAGGCCGTGTACAACGGCACCAACACTGCGACGATCAGCTGCATCCAGAACCAGGTGAATCAGCTGCTCGGGCTGACAAAGCTCGTCGTGCCGAACGCCTCCGTGTGCCCCGGCTGGGGTGCTGCGAAGGTGACGGTTGAGCCTGCGACGGCGACGACCTAAACAAAAAGGGGCGGCAATAGCCGCCCCACATTAAAATGGAGGTAAACCAATATGGTGACGATAGATCAGGCCATGCGAGGCGCGGCAAAATTCGCAGACAATGAGATCATTCCCCATCTGCCAATGGGCAAGGGCATTGGAGCCGGAATCGCGCTGGCGCTTATCATGGATGGCGGCAAGGCGCAGCTGCTCAAGCTGCGTGAAAATCCGGCGGTGCAGATGATGGGCGTGATGGACGAGGCCGGGAACATCGACCTTGAACGGCTCTATAATGCGGCAAGGCCGCGCTTTGACGGCCAGAAGCTGCCGATCACGGTGCCGATCATTGGCGAGCTGCGCTTTGACGTGGGCGATCTCGACAAGCTTTACAGATACATTCAGGAGGCGTGACATGGGAAAAGAGCATTATATCGAAGAACTGAAACGGCAGCTGCATGATCTCATGCAGCGCCAGGTGACACTTGGCCGCGCGGAAGAAATCACGGTGTACGCGGATGCCATTTGTGCGCTGCGCCGCATGGACGGGCACGACGAGGCCGAGGGCTTTACCGAGGACGATGCCAAAGCATGGACGGCCAAGATGGAGAACGAGGACGGCACGACCGGCCCGCACTGGACGATGGGTCAGACGGACGCCGTAGCCAATATCACAGGTGTCAATATGAAGCCTTGCATCTGGAATACGGCGATGAACATGATGTATTCGGATTATTATTCCGTAGCTGCCAAGTACGGACTTGACCGGCCAGAATTCTATGCCGATCTTGCAAAAGCCTTCCTAATAGACAAGGACGCCGGAGGGCCGGAAGAAAAAATGGCTGGGTATTATCATGGGATTGTGCTGAGAAAGTGATTTCAAATATTATAGCAAGATGGAGTATGGTGGGCCATACTCCATCTTGCTACAATCAAGAGTATCAGAAAATGAATTTATAAGAGATCGCGAGGAGCATTTGGGACTTATCGAAGGTGCAGCGGTCGATGATGGACATGGCGGATTCGTACTTTTGCGCGACGGTGGCTGTTGGACTACGGAGCGTTTCAAGGACTGCGGCGATGGCATTTCGAAGCAGCGCGGCGGCATCGACGACGGGGACGGCTGCGGATTCGGCAATTTGCGCGTCGAGGTCGTCAAGCTGCGCTTGCATCTGCTGCCGGGCGGCTTTATAGGTTTCCAGCGTTTCGACGCCGTCTAAGTAAGATTCACGAAGGCGATCAATACGGGAGACGATACGGGCACGCTGCTGCTGCAAGCGCTGGTCGGAATGAGCGGGTTTTGCGGCTTGAACAACGCAAGCGACAGACTCCGCGAACGTCAAATCGTGCTGAAGCTGGGCAAGGAAGGATTCTTCCAGTGCCTCGACGGCGATATGCTGGGTGGTCGTGCAGCGTCCGTGCGCATAGTTGTTACATTTCATAAAATGCGGACTTACCCAAATGAGCGTCGCGCCGCAGGCAGAGCAGCGGACAACACCGCACAGCCAGTGCTTGCGCTCAGAGGATGGCTTGCCGTAGCGCTTATAGGACTTTTTCAGTTCGGCACAGCGAGCCTGCGCCGCGTCCCACGTTTCGGCATCGATGATTGGTTCGTGCAGCGCGTCGGCGATGATGCTGTCCTCGTTCTTGAAATTTCGGCATGTCCTGCCGGTCGGCGTCCAGCGGAGCTTGCCGAGGTAGACGGGGTTATTCAGGATATAATCAATGGTACGGTTTTCAAAGGGATTCCCACGGTGCGTGCGGATGCCACGGGAACTCAGATCTTTCGCGATGCGAAACATGGCATCACCGGAGATGAAGCGCCGGAAGATCTCCCGGATGATCTCGGCTTCTTCCGGGACGATGACCAGCTGCCGGTTTTCTACGCGGTAGCCGAAGGATGGTGTAGCTTGCAGGGTACCATTCTTTGCATTGACGGTCATGGAGCGCTTGACTTCCTCCGCAAGGCGGACGGAATAGAATTCGTCCATCCACTCAATGATCCGCTCGATCAGACTGCCGAAGGGACCGGCGATCAGCGGCTCGGAGACGGACACCACGTCGACTTTGCACTTGCTGCGCAGGATGGATTTATAGAAAATGGACTCCTCTTGATTGCGGGCAAAGCGGGAGAACTTCCAGACGATGATGACATCAAACGGATGGGACGGGTCTTTGGCGGTGGCGATCATCTGCTGGAAGCCGGGGCGCTTTTCAGCAGCCCGGCCGGAAATGCCGTCGTCGTGGAAGATGTATTCCGAGAGCAGGAGCAGGCCGTTCTTCGCGGCGTATTCGCGGATCTTCTCCATCTGGGAATCCGGCGACAGCTCCATCTGGTCATCGGTTGAGACGCGGACATAGGCGGCTGCGATATGTGGTTCAGGCATAGGCGGAGACCTCCCGTAAAGTGGACATGGTATCGCGAATCCAGCCGACACAGGGGTCGAGAAGATCGACGACCAACGAGATCACGACAAGGGCGAGGATGGGGACGAGGATGAGGGTGACGATGCGGTGCGTGCGAAGGGAGCGTTTATAAAGCTCGATCTCACGCTTGTAGTGGTCGCGCTCCAAGCGAACGGCCTGCAAAGCGTCAGAAGAAGGGGCGGGATGCTCGATCCCGAGGTAGTCGTCGACGGAGACGCCGAGCATTTTACAGATCGGGCCAAACGTGGAGAGCGGCGCGTTCGGCGTTTCGCCGCGGAGATATTGACCAACGGCGTTCTGGGACAGGCCGGATCGTTCGGCCAGCTGCTGGTTGGTGATACGCGGATTTGCGGAATCTTTCTTGTCACGGCATAGCTCCCATAGTTCTTGTTTCAAATTTTCTCCCTCTTTCATTGATTTCCCAACGGACATGGACACGGAAGCCCATGGCCGATGGTCGACAAATTGGACGGATGCGTGGTAGGCTAAACTTGCAAGCAGCTCCCACACGCTTGCAGCGGCCAAAAGTCCCGCCGCCGGGAACATGGCGGCGGGGCATCCCTTGATACTTCCAGTATAGGACGAATCTGGAAACGATTCAAGTTAGGATGTTGCACAAAAAATCGACCATGTTTTTTGGAAAGAGAAAGGCGAAGGAATGGAAAAGATGACGAAAACCGTAGATGAGGAAATGCAGAAGCTATGGAAACAGGCCACGCCGGAGCAGAAGTACATCATTGTTGGGTTTATGCGGAACATCGTGAAGACAGAATAAACGCCCGGAGCGAATCACCGCTTCGGGCGTTTGAATCGTCATAGCAAGCCAAATTCCTGCCCAGTAAAATCTAGGACACGATTTGCAGCGTCGGTAAAAGGGGCTTCATAATAATCATACCAACGATCAAGATATGTGTCCTCGCTGTCCTTGGTTTCAAAGGCGTCGTATTCGGCGGTCATAAAAAGGAACGGCATGGAGTCTGGATCATAGCGGGTATACAATTTCGTGTAATGAGCGACATACGTATAAAACAGTTTGGATAAATCGGAGGAGTTTTGAAATTTTCGAAGAAACTGGCGTAGAGCATCAAGGAAATAATCGTTTGCATCAAATTGGATAAGAAAATCTTGAACTAGCACGTAAAACGCAGCGTGCAGGATAATGACGGCACGAATCGAAAAAGAAAGAAAATTGATAGTAATGAGCCAATCTATTTGAGTTAAGATATAACCGTAAATTCGTTCTGCGGAAATCTGCTGCGGAGGTTTCTTTTTCTTGAAGAAAGAGAACATAATCGGCACACCTCAAATATTAAGATATGCTTATTGTAAAAAACAAATAGTATAGACTTCAAGTTGGAATATTGCACAAAAAATACCGGAAGCATTTTACTTGCTTCCGGTGATTTTTTTTGCGTATTCGAGAATGTTGTCCCAGAACTCCGGGGGCATATCGAGGGCGGCGGCGATGCCGCGCTTGCGGGTGGATTCGTCGGCTTCGGCCAGCACGTCGTTGAAGAGCAT